CTACTCCAGTAGCAACAACTACTCCAGTAGCAACAACTACTCCAGTAGCAACAACTACTCCAGTAGCAACAACTACTCCAGTAGCAACAACTACTCCAGTAGCAACAACTACTCCAGTAGCAACAACTACTCCAGTAGCAACAACACAACCAATATTTTCAACAACATTAAACTATAATTGTACTAGTATTGAGAATGATGATGTATGTGACTTTTTAGAACAAGCTAATATTTGTAACAATACAAGTACCGGATGTAAACCAGCATGTAGATTTGATATAACAAATGAAGAATTTTTAAGAGAAATAGATGATTTAGAAAGTAGTAATCAAAAATTTTCACATTGTTTATCAAGATGTCAAGTAGAAAATGAAAATTCGTATTGTACAAATCAAGATTGTTTAGATGTTTGTAATAATTTAAATTTGGCAGCCACAGAAAATTTATTAAAATATAGAGCAAGAGATAGTAGTGATACATCAGATAGACATTATGAACAATTAGTAAATAAAATAACATCATTACCAGAAGATGACCCACTTATGCAAAAAATATTAACACCACTAAAAGAATATAGTAATTCACAATCATCAGTAGATAAGGAAGAAGAATTAAGACTTAAAATAGAAAATTTAAACAAGGCATCATCAATTTTAGCAACTCTTAATGACACAAATATTGAAGTTAATAAGGATATACCAGAAAAAATGATGACACATTTAGAAAATTTATTAAGAAAGAAAAGAAAACTTAATGAAGATTTAGACTACAATGTTAAAGCAAATATGATTAAAGAAAAAATTAATACAATTAAACAATTAACAAATTATTTCTCAGAACAAGGCCAAACATCAAACTCAAATTCTAATTCTTCAAACAAAATGCATGGTGTATTTAAAAGTATTAGATGTATTGCTAATGGACAAACATTAAATATAGAGGCTGTAATACAATCGGTTGATGATGGTAATTCAGGTACTAATCTTTTTGTTAAGAGAAATAAAGAATATTTAATTCAAGTAAATGATAATATTTTGTTTTATGAACTAAGAAATACTAGTCCAAATGAAGTATTACTTGATGATGGAAGAACAATAAGTAGTGGAATGGTTTGTAGAGGAGCATTAAATGACGTAGCAAATGCTGTTTGTAAATTTGTACCATCAAATGGTTACTATAAATCTAGTGATGGTAGAAATATTAATAATAATGTTGATTTAAATGGCGCTGTTGTTGGAGAAACACAGTGGAATAATTTGAAACATGACAGACAATTTAAGGCAGCAATGCAACAAATAGGAGCATATTTCAAGGTAAATAAAATTTCAAATAAAATGGAATATAATAATGTTATAAAAAGAGCCGGTAATTTAAATTATGATTCTGGGTTGATAAAATATCCATTTTACATTGTTCAACCAGTAAATCATCCAGATAAATGTTTGAATCTAAAAAAAACAAATACAGGAACTAATATTGTTACTATTGAAAAATGTAATAACAATCCAACAGAAAGATTCGATGCACATGTTTATAGTTCATATAATCCAAATTGTCAAACTCAAAGTTCTTAATTTTTTTTTGTTTAATTTATTTATTTTTTAAATGTATTATTATATTAAAATAATGAAAAAATTTCTATTAATAATATTAATTTTGGTATTATTGGTTCTTATTTATAATTATACAAAAAGAGAAAATTTTACTACATACCAATTTACTGTAGATAAAATTGGACTTGGTAATTTAAATACATATACACCTATGAAATGTAATATTAATAGTGAAGAATCACGATCAATTGTAAATATAACAAATCATAACTATTCATCATGTTTTGTAGATGAAAACAAAAAAAAATATATTGAAATAGATAAAGATAATAATAGATGTAATATTTATAATAATTTAAACTGTACTGAAGCAAATGATGGTTCAATATTAAATGATTTAACCACATCTCAAAAAGTTTTATTTAGACTTAAAAGTAGGGAATTATTAATGCTTCCCCAAGAACATGAAGAATTAAATGGTTCTACAGGTGCTACAACAACAATAGGTGTTATTACTCCTATGATTAATGAATATATAAATTTATTATATGTAAATCCAGATAATTTTAAAGGGTCAAATGAACAAATCAGTACTTTTTGTGATTTTTTAAATTATTCTAAGCACATAAATTTAGATGACTATTTTTGTTGTTTAGTTGAGCATTTATTTGTAATTAGATTAATACCAACATCACAATCAAGACATCAAAACAATACCTTAAATAAGTTGGAGAGTCTTAATTTATCTAATATAATACAACAACTTCACATATTAGTAACAGGTTATTCAGGTTTTGATATTAACAATTTAAATAATTATTTTATAAAGTTAGAAAATAAGACCAATCCAGAAGAAGATTATTTATTATGTTATAATATCCAAGTATTAAAAGTTGCATTACTTTACTATATTATTCATAACATAAAATTGGATAATTATTATAGTAAATATAATTCAACATATATAACATATTTATATAATTCATTTAAACGAGGTCATAAAATTTGGGGAGACTATTTTGGTAAATGTGTGGATAAATTAAATATGTCACTTGAGATAAAAATAGTATTAAAGAAAATTGTAATTGATTATCTTTTTTCAAATCAAAACAATGAAAATATATACAAATTATTTATATATACTAGCGCTTTAATAAGTAATGAAAATTTAAGATATTATAATGATACCACTGAATCTAATGTTGATTTAATATCGTATAATTCAAATAATAGAATTAATCCAATTAATAATCTTGAAAATAATAGTTACGTTTTCTACTATAGTAATGAAGTTGTTGATACCAATAGTTTTTGTTCAAATAATAAAGATGAAACTAGTTGTAATAGTATGAGTGCATATGGTTGTAAATTTAATAGTGAAACTAATAAATGTACAGGAGAATTTAAAAATAAGTCTTGTATGCAAATATCCGATTCTGAAACATGTAATGAAAATTCCAATTGTGAATATGACACAGATAAAAATATTTGTAAACCAAAAACATGTTTTGGAAGTTTAAATGGTGAACCCGAATGTGCACAATATAAACATTGTGAAAATATTAAAAATATTGAATTAGGTGGACAAATATTTAATCAATGTTATGATAATACTAGAATAATAAGAAATATTGGTGTAAACTCAAATGACAATTTCTATGACAAAACTATAAATATTAATGATAAATGTATTAATAAAATATATGATAATCAAGACCAAACAAATCGATTATCTGATAATAAAATAATTAATAACTGTAAAGATGGATGTGTTTTAAGCACACATAATGACACAAAAACATGTATTAAACCAAATTTTATTAATGAAACCAATTTTTTTGATAATAATTTTTGTAGAGATATTAAAAATAAATTTAATTGCGACTTTACACCTTCATGCTTTTGGGAAAATAACAATTGTTATCCAAACTCTTTAGGGGATGATACAATGAAATGTAATGATTTTGATTCTAATGAAAGATGCCCTCAAAATAAATGTGTTTGGTATGAAAATAAGTGTCATAATATTTATGATATAAATAGAAATAATGCAAATATTAAAACACAAACACAAACACAAACACAACTCGGAGCTGCAAGTAATAATTTTGAAATTAAAAATGTTAATTGTTTAGCTATTAATAAAAACCCTGATAATATTGATAAAATGAGTGAATGTTTATATAATAATTGTCACTGGCAAAATGAAAGAAATTTATGTATTGATAAGATAAATAAAGGGTGTTTAGTAAAATCTGATAATGAATGTGCTAACCCACAACTCAACTTTAATCCATTATTAAATAGAAATATGTGTAAATTGATAACAGATCAAAATAAAAGTAATATTGACCAAAGCAATGATTCTAAACGTATTTGTGTTGATAGTGAATTTAAAATTCCTTGTAATTTCTATACTAAAAAAGATTGTCCAACAAATGAAAATCCAAAAGTCAATTTACAAGGAGAAATTATTGAACAACCATATTGTAAAATAAGTAATGATGGTACTAAATGTGTTGAAAAAGATAATTCGAATAATTCATGTATGTATGAGTATTTAAAAGAAGGAGATAAACAAAACAATTATAGTCAAAATTGTAGGGAAATTGAATTAAGTATACCTCATAATACAACTACAAAGAAGGTCAATATGTCATTAAATAAACAAAATTTACCATGTTCATTATTAGATACAAATAACTGTGTATTCAATGGAAATGGATATATGTGTTATTTAGATAATGGTAAATGTAAAACAAATAAAGATGAGAAAATATTATATAATAAGTTAGATGATGTTATTAATGATATGTCATTTGCTAATTATGAAGAAATAACAGATAGAATTGGAAGTATATATGCAAAACAAAGATCCAGTAAATTATGCAGATTAGAAGATCAAATACATGGGTCAATATTAACTGTTAATACAAATGTAATAAGAACAAATAATAATTTAGATGATATATCAACTGTTAATAATTTTATTTTGTTTTTTGTACATTTAAATATGGGTGATTTGATTGAAATATTTAATATAGATACAACAGTACCATCATTTAATCAACAAAAAATAGAATTAAATAATTTATTGGAAAATATGAATGTAATAATCAAAAATAAGATTGAATTAAAACATAAAGGATTTGATGAAGATAACAAAGAAATTTGGATATCAAATAAATATAAGATAACAAATATAAGGAAAACAGAAAGAGAATTTATTTTAGATGGTAAATTAACCCATAGAATAGAAAATACACCTATTATAACAAAGTTAGGTAATATAATTATAACTGAACGGGAAAATATAGAAAGAAATAGTGTTCCACCAAATATTTATGTTCCTTATCAAAAATTCGTTAAATGGTTTATACCAAATCCTATGTCAAATTTAGAAGATTGTTTGAATGATATTAAATTCAAGAATATGGATAGAGAAAGATATTTTAATATTTAATTAATAAAATTAAAAATTTGTGTATATATAGTATATGAATCAAAGTAAATTGATAATAAGTCTTTTAATAATAGTATTATTACTTTTAATACTTCAAATTTTATTAAACAAAAAAAATAAAAAAGAAAATTTCCAAGGTAGTTCAAATTCAAATTCAAATTCAAATTCAAATTCAGCATCAAATTCTAAACCAGATTCATTCTCAAACTCAGAATCTATGTCAAATTCAAACTTAAACTCAAATTCAAATGTTGATAGTGGTGCCTTAGATTTATCTAATACATATGATTTTGTTGAATATAGCAGAAATTCAGATAAATTGTTAGATATGTTTAAGTCATTAGAAGAAGCAGAAAAAAAATGCGGTGCTTTAGAAGATTTACAATATCAAAAAGAAGAAAGAAACAATATGAGAGAAAATGATAGAACATTTAAGGAACTTCAAGAACAAGATAAAAAAATAAATGAATTAAAGGAAATAGTTAAATATTTAACAATTGAAAAGAAACGTAGAGATAAGATTAATAAACGTTGTAGAAATAATAACCAAATGAAATTAAATAAACAATATGATATAGTGCGAAAATTAAATAAAGAAGGATTAGTAAAGGATAATTCAATTAATTTAGATTTAAATTTAAGCGACTCAGCTTTATTAAAGAATATAGCACACAATTTAAGTAAACAAAATAATCCCCAAGATAATGGTAAATGTCGAACAAAAGGTCCTGATTTTATTAATGTTGATTCAGGTAAAATAGGCAAATGTAGTGGATGCGATGTCGAAAAATTAAAAGAACAAGAACCATATATTCTTAAGGATTTTAGTTAACTTTTTTTATTTTGTCTTTATATATTATATGAATAACATTAAGTATAATGTAATTATTGTAATTTTTGTTTTAATCTTTATAGGTTATTTTTATTTAGAAAATAATGTTTTTACCTATAAAAATGTTAAAACTAAAGAAAATTTCCAAACTATAACAAATAAATCAAATATAACAAACAGTATGTTGAAAACAGTATTAGAAAATTTTTTTGAAAATATGAAATCAATTAATAATAATTTAGATAATATGATAACAGAACAAATCAATATCCAAAATTTAATTAAGAAAAATGAATTTATATTCTTAAATATAGTTAAAGATTCTAAATTTGTTAAACATTTAAGTAAGATAACTTCATATTTAAATAAGAATAATAGATTATTAAATAATTCAATTAATGAATTAGGTTCATATATAAATGTTAGTTATTTAAATAAATTAAAAGCATTATTTTCATTATATAAAATAACAACAAATGATTATAGATTATACTATAAATCAGATTTTTCATTTAAAGAAGGAGATAATAAAACAAATAATAAAATATTGAGTGATAAAATAGAGTTAGAAGGTAAATTAATAAAAAATCATCAAAATATTAAGAACACTATAGAAAATATACAAGAAGATTTACCTAAACTAGGTGTTCCAAAAAATGTTTATACAATCATTGAAAATTTTTTAGAATTTGAAAGAAATAAGAATGAATTATATATGCAACTTCATAGTGTTATGGGTTTATTTACTGTGATTGATGAATTTAACAATATATATAAAAATGATATTAATATATCAAGAATACAAGGTAGAAATATGAATGATAAAAATATTCAAACAAAAGAATTATTAACTAGTATTTCAACTTTGATAAATAATGAAAATAAATACATTTACAATAGTACAAGGTTTGATTTGATGGAAGAAATTAAAGAAAATAGAGAAATTGAATATTTATATAGTTCTAATAATAATAACAATGTCTTAGCAAACTTTTGTAAAAAAATAAAAAAATTGGATAAACCAAGTGAAGGGAACCTTATAACACAAAGATTACATAAAGAATTTAAAAAAAAGAAAGAACACCAAATAAAAAAATTAGAAGTCGAAATTGATAAATTAATAAATTCAATGACAGAAGACGAAATGACTAAATATAATACATATGTAATGAGAACACATGACCAAGCTTCTAAACAATATGAAGCAATTAATAAGGCAAAAGAAAACTTAGAAAATGCCAAGAAATTAAAGATAAATATATCATGATTTTATAAATAAACCAGTATTTATAAATAATAAAATATAAATCTTATACACATTAAATTAATTAAATCTTCTTTTATAAATTTATCTTATATAATATTAATTATGTTGAAAAAACTTTTAACTAGTAAACATTTTGAAATCTTAATTTATGGTGTTTCTATTATTATAATTTTTGTACTTATTAGCAAAAGAATAAGTATGGAAGGTTTTACTAATAATAATAATAAGAAAAAAACACCTAAAAAGAGAATTATTTATTCAATTATACCATCGACATTAGAAGACAATTTGTATTTTGGTTCATTTTATTCAAATAGTAAAAACAAGAAAAAGGCTGATATAGATAATTTAGTTTATACACGTTCTTTAGAATCAAATACTTGGACAAAGGTAAAAAATTCTAAGCTTAATAATAACACTTTAATTATAGATTTGAATTATGACGATAATAAAAAAATGACAGCAATTGGATTAAGTATGAAGAATAACGAACCAGTTTATGATATTTTTATAAAAGAAAATGTAGATTTTGAAAGCAATTGGGTTAAGGTTGAATCAAATAAAAAAATGAGGTCAATTTGTTACGATATAAATAGTGGAAGACTTATTGGTATAAATTCTTATGATGGACAAATTTATGAAAATAGAATGTCAAGTAGCGGAGATGGGTTAACAAAATGGGTTGGTCCAATAAATTATGATAAACCTATGAAAAAAATATTATTTAACAGAGAAGGTATATTAATAGGTATAGGTTTAATTGATAATTATATTTATAAAAAAACTGGTAAGGATTGGAGATATAATAAATATGATGAAAAAAATATTAATAAAACAAAAGTATACGATTTATTTTATGATAAAGATGGATGTTTAATTGCAACAACACCTAATGGTGTTATGAAACAATTACATCAAGATTTTAATTCTGAATTTGTAGATATTAGAGATTATAAAGAGAAACATGAAGAAATAATGAGTAATGTAGAAATAATGAAATCACGTGTAGGTGTTGAATTTATAGATGACGAATTTGATATAAATACTGAACTTGGAAGAGATTTAAAAAGATTATATGAATTTAAAAAGGTATCAAAGGAATTATGTGGAAACAAGATTAGTCTAAAGAGAAATACATTAGAACAAAGTAAAATAGATTTATTAAGTAGACAAAATAGAGAAATAAATGATTTATATAATATTATTGATGATATTTCAGGCAAAATGGATTATTAAATGTTTTATTACTTTAAACAAATGTTTTAATAAATGTTTTATTAATTTTTTAAATAAATGTTTGTAGTTTATTATTTCATTAATAATATAATAGTTGTTAACAAAGAAAATAAATACTAATAAAATATTTACTTATATTAATGAGATTTAGATTTTCTATTCTTTTAATAATAATAATTATAATTACTTTTATTATTTTAATTAAAAATAAAAATAATAATATAGAAAATTTCCAAATTGGTGGTATTCCTAATATAGTACGAAATATAGTTAGTCAACAGCGTAATATTGAGGAATCTATACCAGAAAATACAACAGAACCAGATAATACTACTATAAAATTAGAAGATAAAGTTTTTAATACAAAACATAATATTTTTATGGGTTATAGTGAAGATGAAGCAATAGATTTAAAAAGTCAATTAAAAAATATTGATGAATTTGATGTTGATGGATCTAATCTTATTTTAAGTTCAAATGAAGAAAGAAATTTTACAGATTTTAGCATAAATAAACAAAAAATTACAGAAAGTGATGTTAATAATTTAGTATCTTTAACACAACAAAATAAAATTAATTATATAAATGAAGAATTAGATGATAATGGAGAATTACGTATGGATGAAAATGGACTACCAATGGAAACATCTATATTATATAATCATAAAGATCAAATGCAGGGTAAGACCCCACCAAATAAACTTTGTATCGATGATATTTGTATAAATAAAAAAAAATTAGCTATGATAAATGGTAATAGAACTATAAAAATTCATCATGACAATAATCGTTCAGAATATCTTATACCAATATATACATATTCTGGTGGCAAAGGTAATGTAAGACATGGTAATAGTCATGATGAAACTGATGATGATAAACCCTTTGAATTTTATTTTTATCAATGGAATAATTTAATAAGTGATCCAACTAATTACGCAAAAATATCAGGAGGTAATCGCGAATATTTACCTACAGCATTAGACAATAATTATAATATATATGACACATTATTTAAATACAAGAGTTTTAAATATTTTGCATTATATAACCAATATAAGGGAGGTTATTTAAGAACTATTAATGGTTCTTATAATGTTGTAGAGCCAGAATTAACTTATGAAAGTATATTTGAATTTGATGGTATTTGGAATGGTACACATTCAAAAATCATATTTGACTTATTTGTTGATAATAATTCAGAAATTTCACTGCCATTAGGTTTAAAAAATGTCCGTTATAATAAATGGCTTTGTCAAGAAAAAGGAGGTTATATACGCAGATGTTCATATTTGGCTAATCAAAATAGAGGATGGTTTCTTAGTTGGGAACATATGCATGTTAGAAGAATAATTCCACCTTCACAAGGTAATGATCCGTTATTAGTATATATTATAAGTAATAATTGTTGGACGGGTCTTTCGGCTTGGAAAGGTTTACCATTTTGCCACTTTAGTACTAATTTTAGTTTAGATGATCCAAGTATTTATGGACATAATATGTGGAGAATAGTTCCAATCGCAAATAAATGTTCTGATAAATGTAAAGCTGATTTTAATACTTCAACAAGCTGTGAAGCACCATTTTGTAATGCAACTATTGAAAATAATGTACCTAAAAGTCTTCAATGTCCAATAGATAGACCAGTTTGTAGATATTATAATGGAAAACATGGAAAACATGGAACTTGGCTAGGTCATTGTTCAAAAGAACCTATAAGTGGATCTATAGGAGGAATAAATAATTTAAATAATGAAGTAATAGTTAATGATTTTAGATTTGCTAAACCAGATCAACGTATATATAAAACTGATTATAGTGTAAATGAGAATATTGATGAAGAACAAGTACCTGAAGAAGATAGAAATAAAGATTTTTATAGTGAATATACATTAAAACTTGCTAGAAATAATAAGGGTAAATTATACAAACCAGATACATACAAACATTTCCATAGTCATCCACATTAATTTAATTTTTATTTATTTTTTATTAAATTAAAATTTATGTTTATTTATATTTATATTTCATTTTTTATATTTAATTAAAAACAATCAAAAATGTTTTTATATTATAATTATAATGATTCAAAAAATTTTAATAATAATATTAGTATTATTTATGGTTTTATTTTTATTAAATAATTTAAAACTATTTATAAGTAAAAATAATAAAACCAAAAAAAAAAATTTAGAAAGATACGCAAATATAAATATTAATAATGATTTTTATGCAACTAATGAAAATAGTATTGATTTAAATAATAAAAGTATAAATACAAGAAAAATATGTATCTTTAAAAGAGAACCAGAATCTGAGAATTCAGATAAATTAAAAGTAACAGATTACGAGTGTATAGACGCAAATGATTTATTGACTTCATTAAAGTTACCAGATTACAAAAAAAATACAATATGTGTTGATAGTAATTGTTTACATAAATCTGATCTAGAATTTATGAATGGTGATAAATCATTTAAATTAAAAAATGCATCAAATGATAGTGCATATAAAGATAAATGTGTAGGACACGTAATGCCAATTAAACTTAAAAGATGTGGTGCAAATACACTAGATGCATTAAATCCATTTTTTAGAGAAGAATATTGGAATAATATGGCTATTAGATCATTAAGTAGTATTGATTGTAATGCTGGTGCAGCATGGAATTATAGATTAGTTGAAGGATTAAACTCAGATAAGAATTTAAAAAGAAATGATAAGTTTGAATATGAACAACAAATTATTCCAGATGAACCTATTGATTTTATACCTGGGCATACTTAATTTTACATATACATAATTATAAAAAAAATATTAATAAATATTAATGGTTATAAAAAAACTAGTGTTAATATTTTTATTAATTATAATATTATATTTATTATTAAAAACTAAATCTGATTTTCAAGTTAATCAAACATCACAAAGTATTAATTTAGTTGGAAAAAATACAGATTATAATACAATTGATTTAGAAAATTCAAAAATAAAGCTAGATACTATTAATAATAATAATTATAATATTGATGTCAGGAATAGTATTATAGCAGAAGATAATATTAAAATTAATGGAAAAGTCTTTGATATTGATAAATTAAGATATATTAAAAAACTTCCTATTCACTTTCAAGAAAAAATATGCTTATCAGATAAAGATGGTATTGAATGTATAACATCAGATCATATTGATATGATTAATGGAAGACAACCTATAAATATTGTTACTTATCCAGATAATTATAGAAAATGTTTAACAGCAAAAAAAATGTCAATTAAGCCAGATTGGAGGTCTAATAATCTTAATTATAATATATATGGTGCGGAAAATTGTGAAAATGGTAATAAAAATAAAGAATTTTTTATACAAAGAAATGATGAACATAGTCATTCAGCAGATGACCCACATTATCACTTACATGGTATTAATGTTCCGATTCATTCATATACTGATATAGATGATTTAATATCTACAAGACAAGTAATATCATTGAATAATTCAACCGAAGAAGATTCGCAAGACTCAATCGATAATATAGGTAATACACCTATAACACGTGATTATGCTATTGAATCTGGTATTGATGGTGCTAGATTTGACGCAATAGACAATGACAATGATGGACAAATAACATTATCGCAATATCAATCCTTATTATTAGGTTAAATTAAACATTTAGTTTAAATCAACCAAATTTTATTTCTTTATTTTTTTATTTTAAAATTATATGACAGAAAATATTAAACATAATATTTTAAAATATGTATTAGATATATCATATAAAACTAACTCTATAAGTATTAGTTATTCATTAATAAATGATAAATATTTTTTACTTCATATTTATAATCCAAATAATGATAAAATTGTTTTAAATAAAAGTAATAGTAATTTTTATAAAAAAGTTTGTGATATGCTTTTCAATCAAACAGAAAAACAAAAAGGTTGTTTTAATCACCAACATGATGATAATAGTTATGTATATAAAATGGGTCCTAGTGATTTAGTAAACTATTTTCTAAAAATAGAATATTCATTTATTATGGTAGATATAAAAACATTTGAACCTATATCTATTTGTTGTTTAGTTGATAACTATATATATAACGTATGTACTAATTATGATTATAGAAATCAAGGAAAAATGGAACAATTATTAAATCATTTATTTAAAATTATAAAGATGAATAAATTAAAAAATGGGTTTCATAGTGAAGTTTTACTTGATGTTGTTTTTAAAAATCCAAATTATAAAGATGTTAGAGAATATTACGAACAAAATTATGGTTTTAATTTTCTACGTGAAAATGACAAAAAAATAATATTAAAAAAAATAATGTGATAAACTTTACTATATAATCAATATTTATTTATTAATTTATTTATTAATTAACTTATTAATTTATTTATTAATTAATTTATTAATTAACTTATTAATTTATTTAAAATAAGCTCTCTTCTTTCTCAATTTACTTCTATTTTTCTTTCTAATTTTTTTGTGTGATCTACTACCTCCAAGTTGTAAAAGATTTTGTTGTGGTATATTTGATTCTGATAAATTTTGTAATTCATTTTCTAATTCTTCGTCAGATACTTTTGGTTTACAAATAGCTTCTTTAAAATTTGTAATCATATTTTTTACTTCTGAAATTTCCTTTCTAATTGATTCCATTTGTTCATTATCTGGTTGTTGTCTAACTTCGTTTTGTTGTCTAACTTCGTTTTGTTGTGGATTTTCCAAAGCATTTGTTTCTGCTTTCAATTGAATTTCCATTTCTTTCTTTTGTGTTTCATACCCAGATAAATCAGCTTCGGCTTGTAACTTATCTTGTTTAGCTACTTCTTCTCCTAATACTGCTGATTTAAGTGTATTTTTTAGATTTTGAAAAATATTATTATTTTGTAAATTTTGAATAGAAAATGTACTTGGTAAAACTTCTTGACTTGATACATTATTGTTTGCTTGTTCATCTAAGTTATTATTGTTTGCTTGTTCATCAACATTATTATTATTTTCAGGTCCTGCTAAGTTATTAACACCAAGTTGATTATTGTTATTATTTTCAACACCACCTAAATTATTAATACCAAGTTGATTATTGTTAGTGTTTTCAACACCACCTAAATTATTGTTTTGCTGCCTTACATCTTCGTTGTTTTGCAATGTATTTTCAATTTCTAATTCAGCAACAGGACCGTTTTGTGGATTTACAGCTTCTGGTTGTGGTGGATTTACAGCTTCTGGTTGTGGTGGATTTACAGCTTCTGGTTGTGGTGGATTTACAGCTTCTGGTTGTGTGCTAGTTTCTGGTTCTTGGTTTACAACTTCTGGTTGTTGTAATGGTTGTTTATTACTAATATTATCAATTACTTCATTTAATTGTTCAGCTTGTTCAATTACACCAGCACCTCCAGTTTGTTTAATACCTAACATTGAATTAAAATTTTGTTTTACTTTTGTTAGTAAACCCCCACTTTGTTTTTTTTGGTCTTCAACATTAACATTAGGTTGATTAATTTCTTGCTGTTCTTGATATGTATTAGCATTATTGTTTTGTGGTGGGTTTACAGGTTCAGAATTATCATTGTTGTTTTGTGGTTGGTTTTCTAAGTTATTAGCATTAACATTTGCTTGTGGTTGTTCAACATTTGCATTAACATTATTGTTTTGTGGTTTTTCAACATTTGCATTAACATTTGCTTGTGGTTTTTCAACATTTGCATTAACATTTGCTTGTGGTTTTTCTGTTCCGTTAACAGGATCATTGACATTTGGTTGTTTTTCTATTTCAATGTTTGGTTGATTGTTGTTTAATTCTCTTTTTAATTCTTCAAGTTTTTCTAAATTATCAGGTTGCATTCTTGAAATTTCTTTTTGTACTTCTTCATCATCTTCTTCATCTGAACTACTTTCTTCATCTTCAGATTCAGAATCATATTCATTTTCATCACCAGAATCTAATTTTTCTTCAGATTCAGAATCATATTCATTTTCATCACCAGAATCTAATTTTTCTTCAGAATCAATATTATTAAAAAGTCTAAGATTTTCTTCACATAATTCAAATTCCAATAATACTTCTCTAGATTCATTGCCATCTTCTTCTGTAATCCTTGAAAATTTAAGTTTTTGGTCTTTACCTTGAAGAACTAATTTTCCTGATATTGATTCATTATTATAGTTATCATCAATATCTTCATCATTACCACCAATTCTTCTAAATGATAATTTTTTAATTTTAGGAAGAATAAAAGAAACATATTTAGAGCCTTTTTTTGAAACAAAACCACCATGAGTTTTTGAATTTACACCTTTAAACCAAACTAATTTACCTTCTTTTACTTTAGATTCATCTAATATTAATAGTTTTTGTATAATGTCCAAATCATTTAATTCAAAAAAATTTAGTTCAATATTACAATTCGCCATATTAATAATATACTAGATAATAAAATTAAATTTTTTCAATATATTTAAAAAATTGAAAATTATATATTAAATTGAAATAGACATATACAAAATGCTGAAATATTACAATAGTGAAAAAATTGAAGTCGGTATTGATGAAGCTGGACGAGGATGTCTAGCTGGACCTGTATTTACAGGTGCTGTGATTTTACCTAAAGAGTTTGAAGAAGAAGACGAAGACTTAATATCACAAATAAAAGATTCTAAAAAACTTTCAAGGAAAAAAAGGGCTATTTTGAAAAATTTTATTCAAGATATTGCTATAGATTATAATGTATCTTCTAAAGATAATAATTATATTGATAAACATAATATATTAAAATCAACACATGATTGTATGCATCAATCTATTAGAAATCTAAATATAGTCCCTGAACTAATTTTAGTTGATGGTAATAGTTTTAAACCATACTATAATGATGAAGAACTTATTGAAAATATTTGTATAATTGGAGGTGATAATAAATATTTACCTATTGCATGTGCAAGTATTTTAGCAAAAGAATATCATGACGAATATATTGAAAATTTGTTGGAAAATGATAGTAATTTAGAAGTATACGGTTGGGACTCAAACATGTGTTATGGAACAGAAAAACATATTGAAGGTATTAAAAATAATGGACTATCTAAATATCATAGGAAAAGTTTTGGTATTTGTAAAGATTATTTATAAAAATTTATTTATAAAAATTTATTTATAACAATTTATTTAATAAAAATGACAATTAATACTAAATAATACTAAATAATTTATAAATTTTTTATTTAAAATTTTAGAATTAATTTAATTAAATTTTTACCATATAAAGAATAAAATTACATAAATATCTATATGCTAATTCTTGAATATATTTGGTTAGATAGTAATTACTCTCCAAGAAGTAAAACAAAGGTATTAAATAGTGAAATTAAATTTAATTCACTTCAAGAACTTACATCTCAATTACCTATATGGAATTTTGATGGTTCATCAACTGGTCAAGCAATAACTTCAGATAGTGAAGTCCTTTTAAAACCTATTAAAACAGTACCCGATCCATTTAGAAAAACCAATAATAACGAAAATAGATTATGTTTTTTAGTATTATGTGAATGTTTAAATGTAGACATGTCACCAAATAAATATAACACTAGACATTATGCTAATGAACTTTTTACAAATAATAGTGAATTAGAACCTATGTTTGGTATTGAACAAGAATTTTTCATTTCAAGTTATAGTTTACCTGAAATTTCAAATTCAAATTCAAATTCAAATTCAAATTCAAATTCAAATTCAATTTCAAATTCAAATACATCAACATCAATATCAACATCAACATCAATATCAACATCAATATCAACATCAACATCAACATCAATGGTGTTACAGCCTATTTGTTTTAGTAATAAAAAAATTAAATTAAAAGAACAAGAAGATTACTATTGTGGAGTTGGTTTTAATAATGTTCTTGGAAGACATTTAATGGAAGATGCCTTTAATAATTTATTATTTGCTGGTATTAATATAACAGGTCTTAATGCAGAAGTAGCCCCATCACAATGGGAATTTCAAGTATGTTCAACTGGTATAGATGCAGCGGATTCATTAATTTTAACAAGATATATTTGTAATAGAACATTTGAAATACATAATTGTAGTTTAGATTTAACAGTAAAACCAAGAGAAAATCTTAATGGTTCTGGATGTCATGTTAATTTTAGTACTTTAGAAATGAGAAATCCAAATGGATATGGAAAAATTAAAGAAGCAATTGATAATTTAAGTAAAAAACATAGTCTTCATATTAAACACTATGGAACTCACAATGAATTGCGTTTAACTGGACATCATGAAACATCTTCTATTAATGATTTTAGTTATGGAGTTGGTAGTAGAAATACAAGCATCAGAATTCCAAATGAAACACATAAAAATAATTGTGGATACTTAGAGGACCGTAGGCCATCATCTACAATGGACCCTTATGTAACAACAAGTTTATTATTTGCTACATCTTGTGGTATTACAAATACCTATAATTAATTTTTTTATAATTTATAATTTTTTTATAATTTTTTATATTTTATTTTAAATAATTTATTTTAAATAATTTAAATAAACAATTATTAAAATAATTAAATAAATGGAAGAACATAAAATAATTGAAAATAATTATAAAATAATTGAAACCAATGATAAAATAATTGAAACCAATGATAAAATAATTGAAACCAATAATAAAATAATTGAAACCAATGATAAAATAATTGAAAACAATGATAAAATAATTGAAAACAATGATAAAATAATTGAAAACAATGATATTATAAATTTAAATAGTCATAAGAAATCATGTAATTATGTGTGTTATTTATTAAAATCTAGTGTTTGTAATAGAACATATATTGGTATATCAACAAATTTAAAAAAGAGATTACGTCAGCATAATGGCGAAATATGTGGAGGTGCAAAATATACTAAATCAAATAGACCATGGATACCTATATTATGTGTTTCAGGATTTTTTACAAAGAACCAAGCACTAAGTTTTGAATATAGAGTAAAGAAAAAGAAAAATAATAAAAATAAATTAGTGACATTATTTTTATTAGAAAATAGAATACAAAATTTTTTTGATGTATTGAAACTTGATAAATTTACATCAAAATGTGATAACCCTAAGGAGGCAATTTATGATATAACTTGTTTTAATAAAAGTGTATATGAAAAAATAAATGTTAATAAAAGTAAAAATATATTAATAAATTATAATGAGTTTACAAATTAAACTTATAGTATTGGGTAACCAACATGTTGGGAAAACCACATTTATAAAAAAATTGAAGGATAATATATTTATTAATTATTATTCATCAACAATAGGTGTTGACTATGATAGAATTGTTTTTAAATATGAAGAAAACGAGCATGAAATAATATTATGGGATACAAGTGGACAAGATAAGTTTAATTTTATAATTAATTCATATTTTAATTCAGTTACAGGAGCAATTATATTATGTGATGTTAATGATTTTTCATCATTTACAAAAGCAAAAAAATGGATTGAAGAATTTAGAATAAGAAAAGATAATAATAATATTCCTATATTATTTTTAGCAAACAAGATTGATATTAAAGATAAGATTGTTTCAACAGAAGATATTGAAAATGTTGGAAAAGAATATAATGTAAAAACAATGGAAATTTCTGTAAAAAATAATATAAATCTTGATAAAATATTTCCAACAATTATTGATGAATATAATGAAAAATTAGCTAAAAATTTAATATTAGTTGAAAAAGATAATATAAGAAGATTAAAAAGAAAAAAAAGTAGTTTTCAAGTATTAGAACCTAAAGAACCTGAACCTAGGTGTTGTAATATTATGTAAAAAATTATGTACAACTTATTTTATATTATTTTTTTTTTTATTTTAATAGCATAAATCAATAATATCATAAATCATTTATGATAAATATAAATAATATTAGAGATTAATGCTTCATAATGGATTTGTTCTTTATAACAATTTACAATATTTATTGAATATTTTGAATATTCACTAACAATTTCGTATTTTTTTACATCTGATAATGTTTTTTCTGATAATAATTCCTTTAATAGTTTTAATATTATTAAGTTAAAATCTAAATTTTTAATATTAATTTCATATATTTCATCACGTATTTTAATTATATTATCTGGATTTTTTAAAGAATCTTTTATTAACCCAAATATTTTGTTAAATTTTAATTCTAAAAAAGGTTTTGCTTTATTAAGAACACCTAATTCATATGATGTTAAAATAATATTTAAGTTTTGTGTGTCATCAATAATATTTTTAAATATTTTTTTATTAAAATTGTCTATTTTATTATCAAAGTAATTAGTAATTACTTCTTTATTTTCATAAGGGATATTTATAAAATTGAAAAGTCCTCTATATTTTAAATTTATATTTGATACATTATTTGTTATGAGAAAAAAACAATAGTTGCCATTAGATTTTTCAATTTTACTTTTTAAAAACATAAGTAAATCATTTTTACAAGATAATATATTTCTTATTACTATTATTTTTGTTGTACATAAATCATTTATTTCTTGTGAATCTGTTAAATAGTCAATTATATCACATATATTACTATAATTATTATTATATTTATCTAATAGTATTTCAAAATGATAATTACTTGATATAATCTTATGTTCTTTTGATCCAATTTTTATATTAGTATTATTTTTTTTTATATTTGTTTGATAAATTGTATTTATAATACAATTAACAAAAGTATATTTACCACAACCATTATTACCATAAATTATAGAATTTTGGATATATGATTTATCGAAAAAATTAAGATATTTTTGAGCTACTTTTTTATTTATTTCAAAATCCTCTAAAAATATAGGATTAAATTTATCTTTAATTAACATGATAAATAAATATTAATATATATTTTTTATGTTTTAATATTATAATGAATTTAGTAAGTTTGTGTTTAAGGATTCCAAATTTGGGAATATTGTTATTTTATTTAATATTTATTGTTATAATCCCATATTTACTTATTTTAAATAATAGCTTAACAGTATTGAAATTTTATTTACCAATGCTTGTTGCTTTTGCAAATTTATTATCACAAGTAGGTGATGAAAAAATATTTAAGAATTTATATTCATTAAAACCAGATAATTTTGTATGCTTTTTATCATCCAATTTTATCAACTTATTTGCCTTGTTTGGTATATTATGGCAATGTCTTGAATATTCCAAAGCAACTGGTAACACAACAAGAGCAGTAATTTATGGAGCTATTTTATTTATAATAGCATTTCCTTTTGCCAGAAATGGTTTAGTATTTGTACTTGAAAATGTTGATTATTATTTAAGAGAAAAAACCGAATTAACATATGAATATAATTGGCATATGTTAGTATTTGGATTATTATATATTATTTTCCTTTTAGGATTCCAAGCTATTATACTAGCCCTTATTGATTCAACAAAAACTGCTAGTGGGGTAAAAAAATCTTTAAAGACACCAACACCAACTCCAAAAAAAGAAGTAATAAGTTCTAAGCCTTTATTAGAACAAAAACCTAAAACAAATACTAATAATTCCCCAAAAACACAACCTGCTGAAGTTGTCGAAGTAGCTTCAGGTGTTGAAGGATCAAAAACTAATAATAATAAAATAAAAAAATTATTAAAAAATTCAACACTTAGTAATTTAACAAATAT